AGTTACAGAAGTAAGTGTTACTGGCCAATCATTAACTACATCTTTAAATAGTGTAACTGCAATAGGAACAGCAGTTGTAACTTTAACAGGTCAATCATTAACTACATCTTTAAATAGTGTATCCGTACCAATAGGTCAAAATGTAGATGTTACTGGTCAATCGTTAACTACTTCTTTAAATAGTGTTTCTGTTATTGGTAATGTTACTGTTTCTGTAACAGGAAATACGTTGACTATTCAGTTAAATAGTGTAAATCCTCAAGTCTGGGCAATAATTGATACCGGAACTACTGTAAGTTATACAAATGTAAGTACAGGAACTATAGCAACCTGGACAGATGTTGACACGGCTGCTTAAATTATATAAAATAAACATAAGGAATTAATATGGCATCAAGTTATTCTACAGACCTCAAACTAGAATTAATGGTAACTGGCGAAAACGCTGGTACATGGGGTGATATCACAAATACAAATTTAAATTTATTACAACAAGCGATTGCAGGTTACCAAGAAGTATCTATCGCAGGAGGAGCTCAAACTACAGCTCTTGTAATGTCAAATGCAACAATATCTAATGCAAGAAATGCAGTTATAAAATTAACAGGTGCAATTACAGGAAATCAAATTGTAACAGTTCCAGATGGAATTGAAAAAACATACATAGTATCTAATGGCACAACAGGTGCTTTTACAGTACAAATTAAAACAGTATCAGGAACAGGAACTACATTTTCAACAACTGATAAAGGTATAAAAACTCTTTTTGCAGATGGTACAAACATTAATACGGTAGATCTTTCTACACTGTCGGGTCAAATAGTTGCAGCTCAAATTACATCTTCAACAATTACAACAACTCAATTAGCAACAGGTGCTGTTCTTGCAGGAAACATTGCATCAGGTGCTGTAACTGCTCCAGCTATTGGATCAGGTGCTGTAACTGCTCCAGCTATTGGAGCAGGAGCCGTAGGACCAACTCAATTAGCAAACACTGCAGTCACTGCAGGATCTTACACCGCGACCTCGCTTACAGTTGATGCTCAGGGAAGAATTACAGCAGCATCTTCTGGATCAGCGGGAGCTGGAATGGGAATACCTACATTATATGCTATAGGACCTTCACCAGGAACATTCACCGCAAGTCCTACTGCTAGTAGATTAGCGGTTTACATGGCTGCAGGTGGAGGAACTCCAGGAACTCCTTATAATCTTGGTGGTGAATCACCTAGAGCTATACCAGGAGGAACAGGTGGAAGTGGTGGTTTTGGGTTTATTAATAAACCAATAACACAACCTTTTTCACAACCTTATAATGTTGGTGGTCTTGGTGGTAATACTGTATTTACGAACGTTGGAACATTTAATACTGGTAATGCTGGTAATCCAGCAACAGGAAGTCCAGGTAATCCTGGTAATCCAGGAAATCAACCAGGTGCAAGTCTGACTTATCCAGCAAGAAGTTTTGTTACTGGACGTGAATCTGGTGCAGGAAGCCCAGCTACGCCAGGTGTACTTGTTGTTTTTGAAAATACAGGAACTTAAATGTTTTATTTTATTTATAATAATAAACCAGAATTTTGTATTTACAAAATTGCAGAAAACGAAAGCGATTTAAATTATTTAAACATACCTGTTGATCAATATTTGATAATTAACACATCGCAAGAAAATTTTAATTTAATAAAATCTAACACTAAAAGGATATTAAATTATAATGGTTCATCAGTAGAATTAGGTGATCAAAATTTAGCTTTTACTAGAAGTCAGCTGCAAAATTATATTAATGAATTAATAACTCATATAAATAATTTTTTACAAGCTCAACCCCAAAGCGGAAAATATACTCAATGGCTTAATTATCGTAATTATTTAATTAATTTAGATGTTAATGCAATTATTCCAACAGAAAACGGATTTTTAAATACTTCATTAGAAAAATATATTCAAAACACAGGAAATCCTTACTATTCAATTTTACAAATACCATAAAAAATGCTATTAAATTAGCATGTTTGATAAAGAAATAGAGTTTAGTAGTCACGAAGATTATTTGGAGTTAAAAGAAGAATTACCTATTCCAATAAAATTAAATATACCTGAATGGTATAAAAAATTAGAACACAATATTTTTAATGCAACTGTAAAAGGATGTATGCCTTTTTTAGACACCTTAACATCTGGATATTTATTAAAAATGCCACAAGATTTTTATGTAAGACACAACGTCGATAATAAAAATGAAAAAGGAGAGACAATTAAAGATTCTTATCAAACGTTTGGGCTTCATTTATTTCGACATTCGGTGCATGAGAAATATATTAATTTAAATTCAGGGGTTGATGTTCATAGTCCTAATCAAGTGCAGGGATCACCTCATTTAAAAAAAAATAAAGATCTTCCTTTTTATAAAATATTAAATCCATGGAAAATTAAAACACCAACTGGGTATTCTTGTTTATTTGTGCCTCCATTAAACAATTCAGATGATAGATTTTCAATTATTCCTGGCATAGTAGATACTGATGCTTTCCCTAATGAAATTAATTTTCCAATTGTAATAAATGGTGATAAATACCCAATTTTAGAAACTTTAATAAAAAAAGGAACGCCTTATGTACAAATAATACCTTTTAAAAGAGATAATTGGAAAATGGTATTAAAATCAAGAAGACAAAAAGAAATACAAAATTCTAGGGTTTTTTATGGATTAAAACTTTTAAATATATATAAAGATAAATTTTGGAAGAAGAAATTATGGAAATAAAAAATTATATAAAAATATACGATGAAGTTTTACCATGGGAAGTTTTAACTAATTTAATACGTTTTGCAAATAGTTCAAAATTTGAACAAACTAAAGTAGGTGGTGGGAAAGACGGGAAAGTAGATTTTAATATTAGAAGAACTTATGCAATGGCTTTGTCTAATTCAAGTAACTCTTTAACAAAAGTTCATTGGTTTAATTTATTAGGACATTTTTTTGATAAAAGTTTAAAAAGTTTTCAAATAGATACTAAAATAATTGATTTTGGATATAAACAAATTTTTGATATAGAAATTTTAAAATATGAGAACACTGGGTTTTATACTTGGCATGTAGATCATTTTGCAGATATTCCAAGAACGATGAGTTGTATTTTACTTTTAAATAATGATTATGAAGGTGGAAATTTATGTTTTAGAAATCCGGATGGCTCAGGGGAGTGGCAAGTAGACGTTAAACCAAATAGAATGATTGTTTGGCCAAGTAATTTTTTATTCCCACATACAGTTAAACCAGTAACGAAAGGAACAAGGTATTCAGTAGTAGCATGGGCACTATAAGAGATTTTAAATATAAATTAATTAAAAATTTTTTAACTTTAGAAGAAATAAAATTATTAACGGACTATTGTAGAATAAAACATAGAATTAATAATAATTCTTTTGACTTTCATCAAAATAATAATGGAGATACTTATTTTTATGGAGATCCATTAATGGAATCTTTAATGGTAAATAAATTAAAAATTATGGAGAAAGAAAGTGGTTTACAATTACTTTGTACTTATGCTTTTTGGAGAATGTATACACTAAATGCAGATTTAAAAAAACATAAGGATAGACCTTCTTGTGAAATAAGTGTTACTGTTATGATAGGGTCTGATGGAACTCCATGGCCAATATATATGGGTGGAACAGAAATAAATATGGAGCCAGGAGATGCTGCAATATATTTAGGATGTGAAATAGAACATTGGAGAGAAGAATTTAAAGGTGATTGGCATGCACAAACTTTTTTACATTATGTAGATGTAAATGGTCCAAATAAAGAATGGTTTAAAGATAAAAGACATTTATATGGAACTGATAAAACACAATAATTTATCTGAATTTAAAGATGGGTTAGTTTTAAAAAAAATAATAGAAAGAGAAAGTTATTTAGTTATAGATGAGTTTGATGATTTAGACTTGATAGATATAATAGTGGAAAAAGCAAGGAGTCAAATAAATCAAAATTTAGAAAAAACTAACGTAAAAGCAAGTAGAACCGATTGGAAATGTTTAGTAAATGATGAATATTTTATTAGTTTTTTAAATAAAATTAAACCTACAATCCAAAAAATCTATACAGAAAATTTTATCATTACAGATGTTTGGGCTAATTTTTACAAAGAACCAAATAAAGATTTTTGTAATTTACATCACCATTCAGGCACTACCGCATTTTGTGGAATTTTATATTGCACAGATGGGCCTGGTCCTGGAACTTATTTTAAAGATTTTGATTTAAATATAAAAGAAAAAAAGGGAAGATTTATATTATTTGACCCTCTTTTGTTGCACGAAGTAAAACCCTATCCATACAACAATGAAAGAATTACAGTTGCTTGGAATTTTCATGAATTAAAAAAATGGAATCATTAAATGAATATATTAGGTATTAATTTAAGTCATAATTGTTCAATAGCGTTTTATAAAAATAATAATTTAATTAACCTTTTTGAAGAAGAAAGATTTAACAATAAAAAAAACTATGCTCCTAGTGTGGATGATTGTTTTTTAATTTCTTTAGATGAAAGATTAAATTTTAAACCTGATTTAGTATGTTATTCTTCTTTTGGAAGAACTGAAAAAAAAGATTTTAAAATAATTAAAAAAATTCAAAAACAACTTAATTATCCAAAGTATTACTTTAATGTAAATGATCATCATATTCATCATTGTTGTTCTAGTTTTTATTTTTCTAAATTTGATGAAGCAATGGCTATTGTAATAGATGGAGGTGGGGCCCATGATGACTATTTTTTTGGTTATCAAGAAATGGAG